TAAAGTAATGATTGAACAATTCAGAAAATTACTACACGATGGCATGGAAACAGAAGCAAAGAATTGTTTTGATTTTGCTTCAGAACTGTTTGACGAACTATCTAAATAATTATTTACATTTCTAACTTTGTGTGGTACAATAAACTATAATCTATAAAGGAGAATCCGATATGCAAGACGAAGCATCAGAAGAAGTTAACCTTAAACCAAAAGCTAGAGCAGAACGACTTGCTAGAGATAAAGCAGCTAGGTCTAGACGCAAAGAGCTTAAGGCTGTACGCGAAAAAAGATTATTGAATGAATTTGCGCGAATGCGAAGGGCTAGACAAAAGGGATGATTTTCCACAAAAGAAATAAAATTACGGTAGATGCTTTTACAGATCAGGAACATATTTCAACATATCCAATAGATCGTAGCAATAAGCATCTACCCGAATGGTATCAGAAAATGAAACCGACAGTAGGTCATACATGCCCTCAAGGATTAACAGGTAAGACCAGTACGTTTAAGATGTGTAATGGTTTTCAAGATCACGTAAACACTAGCTTTACATTCCCGTTGTGGGCTGATCTCATGTTTAAAGTCAACATAGACAATACATTTGTTTACCAATATCCTAATAAGCATTGTAACTTTGGAATGGAATCGCACAATAGCGTAGAATCTACACCAATGGCTGAGTTTGCACCAAAGAGACATGTTAAGTTATTCTCGCCTTGGCTTTTAAAAGAAAAGACTGGTGTTAATTTCTATTGGTCTCAAGCTTTTTGGTCATATGGTGCAGCAGCTTCAGAAGTTCTAGTTCCTCCAGGCGTAGTCAATTACAAATATCAAAACGGTACACACATCAATTTGATGGTTGAACCTGGTAAACAAGTTGATTTAGATGCTGGTACTCCTATGGTTTACTTACACCCTTTGACAGAGAAAAAAGTAGAAATCAAAACACACGTTGTTGACACTAAAGAATATCAAAAAATTAAAGCTTCTACTGTTTCCAATAAGTTTATTGGAGGATATAAGTCTTTTAAAAGGAAACAAAATGCACCCACTTTGGACTAGATTAAACGAATACTCAGATTATTTGACAGAGCAATTCGATACAAAGTTTAAGCGTTACGATAACGAAAAATACACTGAAGATTTACATTTTACAGATTGGAACGATACATTTTGGCAATCTGAAGAAGTAAGAAAGGTTCATCTTAAAACAATCGTGCCAGAAGATGGTAAGGGATTGTGGTTGATGCATGTTAATATATTTCCAAGAGAAGGTGTAGAACTTCCTATTTTGGGATTTGATATTGTTGCGGGACCTAAGAAGATTACTGGTTCGTTCATGGATTTCTCACCGTTACATGGTTATGATCATCCGTTTAACGATTACATGGCAGAGAAAGTTTCAGGCTTAGAATGGAATAAACCGAGAGAATTGCCAGATTGGGCAAAAGAGATCTTCTCAGAAAATATGCTAGCCGTAGGTAACATTCGTGATGGAGAAGAATTAGATCAGTTCATGGAAGTAACAAAAGATTTAGTCGACGTATATTTAAACAACATAGTTAGTAAAGCTTATGTAGCTAAACGAGACACGAAGCCTTTGTTGAATAAGTACTGCACTAATCAAAAAATGAACCCACATTTACACAGATCAATACTTGCCATGGGCATATCAGAATCTGATAAAAACAAATATGTTGACGACGTTTTATTTGAGTTAATTTAATGAAAAATACGTTTACAATTAATGCATGTTGTAGTAAGGTGAACATAATATCAGAGTCAAAGAGAATAACACTAGGTTTACATTCATTTAAAGCAACCATTGTTCACTGTTCTAATTGCGGCTCATTAAAAGCAACCACTAACATTAAGGAAATTAAAAATGTCTAAAACAATTATGGTAGAAAAGGCTGGTAAACATTTGAAGGCTGAGTATTTCACCACAGATAACGGCTCAGGTTGCAGATTCTTTATTAATGAAGAGTTTATTCAAGAAGAACTTTATGAAGGTAAGAACATTACGTGGGCAGAAAGCGCATGCCATAATTGGTTAGACGGTGTAAAGAGCTTAAATGGATAACAAGGAAAAGGTTATAAATCCTAGAACTCCGGAAAAAGTCCATCATGAAATATCTTATATGTTATCAAACGGTGTTAATTATGTCGATGCTCTTGTAGAGTATGCTCGTAAAAACGAGTTAGAGATAGAAGCAGTTGCTGATATTGTAAAGAAGTCTTCGATCTTAAAGGAAAAAGTAAGAAACGAAGCAGTGAAAATGAAAATGGTAATTAAAGAAGATGATAAAGACATCACAGAGCTTTGCTAATGAAGAATCGTTCGCTGTCTATGTAAAATACCTTGCTATGAAAAAGCATTTTACTACTGACAGCTACGATTATCATAAGTACAGAGGAAAGATTAGAGCGTCGTTCGATTCATATCGTACTCGTAACGACGTTTTCTTCTATCACAAGCTTGCTCAACGCGACGATCCAGAGAAATTGTTGATGGCTAACATGATAGTTAAGCCTAATATTTGGATACGTGAAATTCTTGAACAAGCAGGTGAAGATCGATATATCGAATGGGTTAAGAAACGTGATTCTCTTACTCGTGTCGTTAAAGAAGATCTTACAAAGATGAGAGACGAATACCAGGATAATTTTGTTTCTGTTAAGGGACAACATCCACACATACTAACTCTCTTCATCCAAAAACAAATAACACTTGAGACTTTTACTATACTTACTCATGCCGCAAAAATATTTGACTATTGGGGTGATAATTTAGTTGACAAAATCGTCGCAGGTGATATTATACGACTATCTAAGAAGTACTATCCATTCTTAGATATAGATCAAAAAAAGTTTAAAAAGGTTGTTAAAGACCACTTTTTCTGATATAAATAGATGGTGGACACATCCACACATACATCGCAATACAACAAACGCTATATAACGCAAAATTAGGAGAATACAAGCCATGACTATGGATTTTAATGCACTCAAGAAGAATCGTTCATCTTCACTTAATAAATTGAACTCACAGCTCGAAAAGATTACACAGAAGAGCTACTCAGATCCCAACGAAGGTAAAGTCTGGAAACCTACCAAAGATAAAGCTGGTAACGGTTTCGCAATCATTCGCTTCTTGCCAGCAGCGCAAGGTGAAGAAATGCCATTCGTACGTATCTGGGATCACGGTTTCCAAGGCCCAACTGGTCTATGGTATATCGAAAACTCACTCACTACAATTAATCAAGATGATCCGGTATCAGAGTACAACTCAAAGTTGTGGAACACTGGTATTGACACAGACAAAGAATTGGCACGTAAGCAAAAGCGTCGCCTAAAGTACATGGCAAACATCCTTGTAGTAAAAGACAGTGGAAACCCTGACAATGATGGTAAGGTCTTTATGTACCAGTTTGGTAAAAAGATCTTCGACAAACTAAACGATCTAATGAACCCAACGTTCGAAGATGAAGCACCAGTTAATCCGTTTGATTTCTGGGAAGGCGCAAACTTCCGTCTTAAAATTCGTCAGTTCGAAGGTTATCCCAACTACGACAAATCAGAATTCGATGGTGCATCAGCAATTGCAGATGATGACTCAGTAATTGAAGGTCTATGGAACCAACAGCACAAGTTGCAAGAATTGGTTGATCCAAAGAACTTCAAATCATATGCTGAACTGAAAGCAAAACTATATCGTGTGCTTGCACTTGATGAAGAAGCTTCAGCACCAACATCAGCAACTGATGAAGACGATGATCTTGATCTCAGCAGCTTCGGTAATAAGTCGGCTCCAGAGCCTACCTTGAAAGAAGCAATGCCGCAATCATCACCATCTGCTCCATCTATGGATGATGACGACGATCTATCAATCTTTAAGGAACTGGCGAATGGCTAATAAAACCTATGAAGAGGTTTTAGATTTTGACTTTGGTTTCAGCTTCATCGATGAAGAGCTTCAAGAAAAAGAAGCTGAAACCAAGGCTACCATTCAAAAAGTTAGCAATGAGAAGCAAACGTTAGAAGACCAACTGACCGATGCTAAACTCGCTGCTGACGATCTTGAATATCGTCTAGAACTTCTGTTTAAATCAGTAACACCATTCTTAGATAATCTATGTAAGAATAGTGAAAAATCAACAATTTATTGGCCTGATCGCGTAGCTAAGATTGAGGCCTATAAAGGTAAACTGAAGTCAATTGTAGAGGGAATAGAATGAGCCTATTAGATAAATTAGTAAAGAATAGTACTGTGAAAATGACGGCTCCACTATTGGAATCCAAAGTCTACGGTAAAAAAGATATGGCACCTACTCAGGTTCCAATGGTAAACGTTGCTTTATCAGGCAAAATTGATGGTGGAGTTGTTCCTGGTCTTTTGATCTTGGCAGGTCCGTCTAAGCACTTTAAATCAGCATTCGCATTGTTGATGGCTGGTGCTTACATGCAACGCAATAAAGATGCTGTGTTGTTATTTTATGATGCAGAATTTGGCACACCACAAGCTTATTTCCAATCGTTTGGTATTGATATGGATCGTGTAGTACACACTCCTATTACAAATGTAGAAGAACTTAAGTTCGATATTTCTCAAC